TGGAGCAGTAACAGCTGGATCTTATGCTAACTCTGCATTTATTCAGGCAAATACACCAAGTCACGTAGCAAATAGTGCTGCCTCTTATGCTAACTCTGCTTTTGCAGCTGCTAATACAGCGGACGCTAAGGCAGTAACAGCTGGTTCATATGCTAATAGTGCTTTTGCAACTGCTAACTCTGCTGCCTCATATGCAAATGCTGCCTTTTTACAGGCAAATACTGATGTAACTAATATTACAATTTCGCCATCGCAGACATACGGTAACGCAACTCATGTTCCTGTGATTACTGTTTCAGCAAATGGTCGTATTAATGCAATTTCAACCATTGTGGTGACGGCTACTGACCCAAGCGCAATAGCTTTTGCCATAGCACTAGGATAAATAAAATACTATGACAAAACCTGTATCTAGAACACAATTTAAAAACTATTGCTTACGCCGTCTTGGCTCACCAGTTCTACAAATCAATTTAGATGATGACCAGATAGATGATCGAATTGATGATGCTTTGCAATTTTTTAATGATTACCATTTCGATGGCGTTGAAAAAATGTTTTTAAAACATCAAATTACTCAAGATGACATTGATAGAAAATGGATTTATTGTCCAGATACCGTTTCGTTTGTAACAGGTATATTTCCATTTGATGATTCAAATTCATCAATTAATATGTTTGATTTGCGTTATCAGTTACGTTTACATGACCTCTATGATTTTACTTCAGTGTCGTATGTATCGTATGAAATTACCATGCAACACATTCGGTCATTAAACCTATTATTTTCAGGTACTCCACAGTTTCGTTTTAATCGTAAATTAAATAAAATATTCCTTGACATTGATTGGTCACAAGATTTATTGATTGGCGACTATGTTATTGTTGAATGTTATCGTGCTTTAACGCCAGATTCAACAACGTTAACAGGTACAGTTACCACTACAACATCATCAACCACGGTAACTGGAACAGGCACAATTTTTGACCAAGAAATTTTAGAAAATGATATAATTAATATTGCCGGTCAAGAAGTGCAAATAAACAAAATTTTTTCGCCAACTATACTTACTTTAGTTAATCCTGTAACTACAAATGTTGCAAATGGTACAATCACAGTAACAGGCACCTCTGATGTTTGGGACGACCGTTTTTTAAAGAAATATGCTACAGCTTTATTGAAGCAACAATGGGGAACAAATCTTAAAAAGTTTGGTGGTATTATGATGCCTGGTGGTGTAACACTTAATGGTAAAGAAATTTGGGACGAAGCCACACAAGAAATTAAAGAAGTGGAAGAAGATATATTTCAATTTAACAGCTTGCCAAGCGAAATAGTATCAGGTTAAAATAAATGGCAAAAAAGAAAATTAGCTAAATTGGCAGGAGTTTAAAATTAGCACTAATGTTTATTTTAATAATTATCCAACAAGCCAAATAACTTCTGAGCAATTGCTTGTAGAAGATTTGGTTATTGAAGCCATGCAAATTTATGGTATGGATGTTTTTTATCTTCCAAGAACAACTCGTGACGAAATAGATTATCTATTTGGTGAAGATACACTTAAGCAATATGTAAGTGCTCATCCAATTGAAATGTATTTGGAAAATGTTACTGGCATGGATGGTGAACAAGACTTTATTTCTAAATTTGGTTTAGAAATTCGAGATGAGATTAGAATGTTAGTTTCTCGCCGTAGATTTGCCGCTACAATTAATCAAATTAGACCAAATGAAGGTGATTTGATTTACATTCCGTTAGTTAAAAACTTTTTTGAAATTACATTTGTTGAACATGAAAACGATCAAGCAATGTTTTATACTTTAGGTCGTGGTCGTGGTGGCAATGTTTATGTTTATGGTTTAAAGATGAAACAGTACGTATTTTCAAACGAAGTCGTTCAAGTTGGTATTTCAGAAATTGACGAACAAATTCGTAATTATTACCCAAGAACAAATATTTCTCTCATATCTGGTACAGGTAAATTTATTAACGATGAAATTATTTATCAGGGTGCTAATTTGGCCTCTGCAACGGTACAAGGCTTGGTTTACGATTTTACACCAAATTCTGCAATAAGTGTTTATAGAACAAAAGGCACTTTTATTGCTGGTCAAGTTAAAGGTAACACAAGCGGTGCAATTTGGTCTTCCAATACTGGTGATGATCTGACACCATACAATACCGTATTTGAAGATATTGTTGATAACAAGAGAATTCAAACTGAAGGTGATTCTATTATTGATTTCACCGAAGTAAATCCGTTTGGTGAACCATAAAAATGTTAGGTCAAGCACAATTTTATAATCGTTCAATTCGTAAAATAGTAGTGGCTTTTGGCACACTATTTAATGACATTCAACTTCAAAGATACTCTAAAGATGGCGTTACAAAATACGAACTCTTTAAAGTACCTTTATCATATGGCCCAAAAGAAAGATTTTTAACACGAATAACATCTGATCCAACATTAACGAAATCGATTAGTGTTGTTGTGCCTCGTATTTCATTTGAACTTACGGGCATGTCATATGATCCAAGTCGTAAGCAACAATCACTATTACAAAATTTTGCTAAAAATGTTGATGGCGGCTTAAATATACAATATGCACCTGTACCATATGACTTTAGTTTTTCAATGACAATTTATGTAAGAAATACAGAAGATGGCACACAAATTGTAGAACAAATTATACCGTTCTTTAAACCTGATTTTACTGTATCAGTTGATATGATTCCTGACATGGATCAAAAGTATGATATGCCAGTTATACTTAACTCTGTAAATACAACTATTGATTATGAAGGCGGTCTTACTGACGACACAACTCGTTTAATTCTTTGGGATTTAGAGTTTACCGTTAAAAGTTATTTGTGGCCCGCCGTTAGAGAAAATATAAAGGGTCTTATTGGTGCTGCATACGCAAACACATCTGCACAAGGTAACGTATCATATGGTTTTGTTGAAACAAACATTTATATTGATCAACAAAATCGAGATGCGCAAAAAGTTTATGTTGATTATGCCAATGGTAATAATTATTTTGTTACTGCGGAAACAATTCGTGTTGACCGATCAAATACAAATGAAATTACGGGCAAAGTAGTTTATTTTAGTAATACAATAACAGGAACGTTGATTGTAGGTGAGCTAAATACCTTGTTACAAGCAAATGATGTGGTTGTGGGAGATTATTCTGGTGCTGAATATACAGTTACTTCAGTAGATATCTCACCACTTAAAGCAATATCAATTGTAACCAGAGCTGTTCCGGCCAACACAGCTCCTGATGATAATTTTGGTTTCTCTGATACAATCACCGAATGGCCAAATACCTTATTATGAAAAAATTAAATGAAAAACTATCCGAAACATTAGAAATCAAACCAATTGAGTTAGTTACTTCAAATGAAATTGTTGAGGTAAAAAATACAATTGAAGATGATGCTGAGTTTGCACGACAAAATCTTCGTAATCTAATTGAAAAAGGTAACGAGGCAGCAGACCATATTATTGCGGTTGCCAAACAATCTGACCATCCAAGAGCATTTGAAGTCGTGGCTGGTATGTTAAAAAATTTGGCAGATATGAATAAAGATTTATTAGAGGTTCAAAAACGAAAACAAGATTTGCAGCCAAAACCAGTTGAAACCAAAGGTACCATCAATGTGGATAAAGCAGTTTTTGTTGGTTCTACTACTGAATTAATTAAACAATTACGGGAAAATAAATAAACTACTATGGAAACATTACAAGAAATAATGAAAAAAGTCCTTGCAGATACTTTTGCTTTGTATCTGAAGGCACACAACTACCATTGGAATGTAGAAGGTTCAAACTTTCCACAATATCACGAATTTTTTGGTAATCTTTATCAAGAACTGCATAACGCAGTTGATCCCATTGCAGAAGAAATTCGTGCCTTGGATGCTTATGCGCCAGGTTCTTTTACTCGTTTCATGGAACTTACAGAGATTGAAGATGAAGTATATGTACCTGCTGATGTTGAAATGGCTCGCCGTTTAATGATTGACAACGAAACAGTTTTAACAACATTAAATGTAGCATTTAAACTAGCAGACACAATGGACAAACAAGGTCTTGCTGATTTTTTAGCAAATCGAATTGATGTTCACAATAAACATGGATGGATGCTTCGAAGTGTTATAAAATGAATGATGGATATCTTGGTAATCAAAACTTAAAAAAAGTTGGCGTTGAATTATCTTTTACTGAAGAGCAGTTAACAGAAATAGTCAAATGCACCGATGACCCGGTGTATTTTATTCGAAAGTATGTAAAGATTGTTAATGTGGACTTAGGTTTAGTTCCATTTAACATGTGGTCTTTCCAAGAAGAAATGGTTCGTGATTTTCACACGAATCGTTTTTCTATATGTAAAATGCCGCGCCAAGTTGGTAAAACTACTA